GCCGCCGCCCTGGACACGACCGTGTGCACCCTCCGTCAGTGGCTCGACATCACCGGGACGCAGTGGGTCAACCTCAACCGCCGCGGCCCGTACCGCCGCCAGAAATAATCGCCATGACCGACAAAGAAATCCACGCGTACAAGCGCAAGCTGCGCATCGCCGCAAACCCTGAGAAGTACAAGGCCTACGCCATTGCTTGGCAGAGGGCGAACCCCGAGAAGTGCCGGGAAGCATCGCGCCGCTACTACGCGAAGAACAAGCACAAGTGGGTCGCCAAGGTCCGTGCATGGCAAAAGGCCAACCCTGAGAGCGTGCGCGCCTCTGTCCGCAAGTGGCAGGCCGCCAACCCCGACAAGCTGAAAGCCTACCGCCGGGCATACTACCTCCGCCGCAAGGCCCTCTCCCAATCCACCAATGCCTGACCCTTCCCACCGCCCCTACCAACCCATGACCATCATCCGACCCGACTCCCTCCCCCGCTTCTGGTGGCTCTTCCCCTGGAGCATCGCCCGTCAGCTGCACAAGAACGCCGTGGCCCTCCGCCAACTGGCCGACACCGAGAACGCCATCAACCGCACCCTGAAGGCCGAGGTCACCCGGCTCGCCCACTCCCGCGACCACTGGCTGGCCAAGCATGACCGGGCCTACGCCGTCGCCATGCACAACGAGCGCGTCATCGCCCGCCTCGAAGACAGCATCATCCGCGGCGCCATCACCCCCGACGCTCACCCCCATGAGTAGTTTCCGCCACCTCGACGGGATGGTGGGATTGCTCTCAGAGATTTTTGAAATCAATGAGCGGATTTTGACCGGTGATATTTGCTCCGCCAAGACGGCCATCGCTTCGACCCGCATGAAGAAACTCCTGCACCACTATCACGAAGCCCTGCACGAAGACGGCGCCACCAAGGTATCGCTCCAGGCTTACGCCGCCGCCGGTGGCTGGGTCGGCATAACCTACTCCTACGAGCTCGACGGCTTCGAGGTCGCCGGATCACAAGTCCCGAGACGCGTATGAGCGAACCGAAACGATATATCTTCCGCATCAGGGAATGCGGATGCGTAAAGCCTGAACACCTTGAAGGGAAGTACGCCCCCTCCGCTCTGATTATCGAGGAAACCGAAGAGAAGTGCGGATGGGTGAGATACGAGGACTACGCCCGCCTGAAGGCCGAGGTCGAGCGTCTCCGCATTGCTGGAAGTGAGTCTGAACCAAGGTTTGTCCTGCTCTCCGATTACCGACACCTGAAATCCGAAACAGACAATCTCAAGGCCGAGGTCGAGCGGCTGACCAAGGAACTCGAAAACACGGACTGTATGTTTGCTATGGCTTCGGCTTTCGCAAGGGCCTGGAACGCCGCCAAGGAGGGCAAGAGCCAGCCGTGACCCTAAACCAGCGCTTCTCCGTCGTCGCCCTGCTGCTCCTCGGGCTCAACGCCCAAGCCAAGACCGACGCCGCCTTCCTCGAGGCCGTCGCCGAGGTCGAGTCCGGGCACAACCGCAAGGCCATCGGCAAGGCCGGTGAGCGTGGGATGTATCAGGTCGGCAAGGCCGCTTGGGACGACGCCTCCGCCCGCCTCAAGGCCGAGGGCCATTACGCCTTCCCCTGGTCTAAGTGGCGCGACGCTACGGCGCAGGACATGGTGGCCGCCTCCCACCTCCGCTGGATCAGGTCGAACTTCCACCGCGTCGGCATGACCGACCCGACCCCCGAACAGATGGCGCTCGTCTGGAACGTGGGCTGGTCCGCCGCTCAGGCCCAAGGCTTCCGAGCCAACGGCTACGCTTTCCGCGTCGCCAACCTTTTCCGCTTGTCCTTAGCCAAGCCGCGTTAAAGGGTCTTGCCGTGGCTCATCTCATCGTGGCAATCGACCCTGGCGTAAACGGCGGCATCGTCTGGTCGGCAGACGGCGACCCTGTGGAGTGCGCTAAGATGCCCGGCTCTGATGTCGAGGTCTGCCAACTGCTCGCCGATCTCAGCTGCAAGGCCAAGGACGTAAGCCTCTACCTTGAGGAGCCCCCGCTGTTCGCCGGCAAGAACATCCCGGGCTCTGCCATCGGCAAACTGATGTGGAACACGGGCGTCCTCTACGGCGCCGCCGTCGCCATGGGCTGGAAGATACACCGCATCCGCCCGGCCATCTGGCAGAAGACGCACACCTGTGGCACCAAGGGCGAACTGACCACCACCCAGTGGAAGAACAAACTGAAGGCCCGCGCTGCCGAACTGTTTCCCTCGGTCGACGTCACCCTCTGGAACGCCGACGCCCTCCTCATCTTCGACTCCGCCATCCGCGGCGTCATCAACTGAGTTTACATAACTCAGCAAGACCCTTTACTTTGTAACCTCTACCCTCACATGAAGAAAGACCCGAAACTCCCCGCCGACTACCGCATCATCGCGGACTCGTCATACATCGTTTTACCCGATCAGAAGGTCGCCCGCCTCCTGACCCCGACCGTCCGCAACGGCGTGACCTATTACAACCTCTTCGTCCCCGACTACACCCGGATGTCTCTCGCCGACATCGAGGCCACCATCAAGGCCGGTGAAGTCACGAAGGCCGAAGCTACTAAATAATCTCCCATGAGCACCAAACCCACGCCCTCCTCCGCCACTGCCTCCCTCGTCCAAGCGCTCGCCGCCCTGGACAACGTGAAGGCCAACAAAATCAACCCCGCCTTTAAGGCCAAGTACGTTTCCCTCGACGCGCTGCTCGACGCCATCAAGCCCGTCCTCCTCGACCACGACCTCGCTCTGATCCAGACGCTCGTCAGCCAAGAGGGCAAGGTCGGCGTCTCGACCGCCTTCCTCCACGCGTCCGGCGAACGCTTCGAGTTCGGCACCCTGCTCGTCAAGGCCGAGGGACTGACCGCCCAGCAGATCGGCGGAGCCATCACTTACATCCGCCGCCAGTCCATCCAGACCGCCTGCGGCATCTCAGTCGACCTTGACGATGACGGCGCCGTGGCCTCTGGCTTCCGTTCTGCGGCCGCTTCTCCCTCCGCCCCTGCCTTCTCCCCCACCCCCCGCCCCCTGACCAAATGAGCGACAACTTCGACCCGTTCGACCCGGTATCCGCCGCGATGGGTGCCCTGCACAACCAGAACCTCCTCGCCGCCGAACAGGCCAAGCAGAAGGCCATGCTCTACGCTGGCAACGAACTCGCCCGCGTCCTCGACGACGTGGTCAACTCCGAGCTCTGCCAGTTCGACGCGATCTCCAAGGCCGTCTGCATCGCTACCATCGCCAAGTGGAACCGCGCCAAGACCGGGCAACTCTGATGGCTGACGTTCCCAAGGGCATCGAACGCATCGCGGCCACCGTCCCGAAGCAGTACGCCCTGCTGCTGTTCCTGGACGGCTACCCGTACGTCGAGCTGACGGCCCGCAAGCACGCCGACTTCCTGACCGACCTCAACGCATGGAAGCGCAAGACCTACCCGTCCCTGTCCCGCTCCGCCGTCCGCTTCTTTACGCTTGCCCCTAACGGGGAGATAAAGGAACTTACCTTCACGCCCACCCGCTCATGACCAACCGCGACTCAATCAAGCGCTTAGTGGAAAACATCACGGGCTCGCTGGCCACCGTCCAGCACATCGCCGGGCGTTACGAACAGCACGACGCCGACATCATCACCCTGTCCGACCTGAACCGCTCGGCCATCACCGAACTGCAGGTCTTCGCCGATCAGATTGATACCGCTGACGAGTCCGCCCAGGTCAAACCGCTCCATGACCGCGTCCACGTCCTCGTCGTCCAGCTGCGCGTCCTGCGGAATACCCTCGAGGCCATGGAGAACGCCGCCGAGGCCGCCCTTGAAGACGTACGCCGCATCTCGGCCAGCGTCGAGGAAGCGAACCCCGAAGACGACAGCCTGTGAGCAAAGCCTGTGAACTCTGCAAGGGTGCGTGCTGTGAGAGCATCCTCCTGCCCATCAGCCCTAGCCCGACCTCGACGGAGTTCTATGCCGCCCGCGGCGAGGTCTTCCATATCGCTGGCAGTACCTTCGCCGAAGTCCCTGCCCGATGCCCGCACCTGTCCGGCTCCGGCAAGTGCAAGACCTATGCCAACCGCCCGGTCGCCTGCTCCCGCTTCACCGTGGGCTCGACCATGTGCATCACAGCCATCCAGCGCCGTCGCCCCGATCAGGCCGACGCCATCATGGCTCTCCTCTGATGCTTAACCTCTTTCTAGGAATAATGATTGGATACTTCGTACGCGTATCCATTGAACTCGTCATCTATGACGACGAAGACTAAGCCTTTCCCACCAACACCCAATAACACACCCATGCCCGACCTCATCACCGAACGCGTCATCTATGACGGCATCCAAGCGCTCAACCAATCCGGCGCGAAGGAGCTGCTCAAGTCCCCGGCTCATTACCAGGCGTATCTCGCCCGCACCCGCGAAGAGTCCAAGGCCCTGCGAGTGGGCACGGCGGTCCACAAGCTCGCCCTCGAAGGGCTCGATGCTTACAACGCCACGCACGCCATCGCCCCGGACGTGGACAAGCGGACCAAAGACGGAAAGCAGGCGTGGCAGGACTTCGTCACCGCTAACGAAGGCAAGGCCATCCTGACCGCCGAAGAGGGTGCCCTCGTCGACGCGGTCGCCAACTCCGCTGCGGCCTGCATGAAGGCCAACGGCATCGTCCTCTCGAAGACCGAGGTCATGTTTACTGCCTTCATCGGCGATACCCTGGTCAAGTGCGCCATCGACGGCATCTCCGACGACGGCTACATCTACGATCTGAAAACCTGCGAGGATGCCAGCCCGCACGGCTTCCTCCAGTCCGTGCGTAAATACAAGTACGCCCTCCAGGCTTACTTCTACCGGCACGCCGTCGAGTCGGCCTACAAGTGCCGTGTCCTCGGCTTCCGTTTCATCGCCGTCGAGAAGGAGCCGCCCTACGCCCACGCGGTCTACGAGCTCGGGCCGGAACTGATGACCGGCGCCGCCTTCGACTTCGAGCGCGCGCTGACCCTGTACAAGGACTGCACCGCCACGGGCAACTGGCCCGGCTACCAGACCGAGATCACCACCATCGACATCGCCGCCAAGCCCAGCGCCGCGACCAACATCAACTTCGCCTAATACCATGACCACCGAAAACAACGACAGAGCCCCGCTGACCTCAATCAGCACGAACGGCACGTATCGCCTCAAACTCATCAAGCCCCGCTTCGAGAAGGTCAAACAGTGGGAGGACGGCACCACGTCCTGCCGCCTGTTCTTCGTCGACGACAAGGGCTTCTGCCTGTCGAAGAACTTCTCCAGCAAATACGGAAAGGCGCTCGCCATGCTCGTCGGCAAGTTCTCCGGCAAGTATACCAACGAGATCCGCTTGGACGCCACCCCTGCCGAGTATATGCAGTATCTCGAGCCCGCCTGCGGCCAGACCATCCTCGTCGGCGTCGAGGTCGAGGCCAACGGCGAGTGGCAGGGTAAGCCCCAGTATAAGTACAAGATGACCTACCCGCGCGGCTCCCAGAAGCCAACCGCCCCCGAAGAGCCGCTGCCCCCCGAAGGCGTCCCCTTCTAATCAGCCATGGACCAAATGGAAGCATACGAGTTTTTCATGGAAGTGAAAAACAAAGAGATTCAAGAACTGAAAGACAAGTTAGAGCGAACTAACGCCTCTTGTAACGCCATGATTAATGCAGGCATGAGAAATAGGAAACGTCTTACAGAAATTGGGGACGAAATGGCAGAGTTTATGACCATGGCAATTGATACTCCGCACGAACTTATCCCGAAAAGAAACTTCATAGTTAACTCTTGGGACGCGGCAAAAAATGGTCGCAACCCATGACCGACGAAGCACCCACGCCGATGGCCGCCCCGACGCTCGTCCTGATCGCAGGCTACGCCAGGGCGGGCAAGGACACGCTCGCCTCCGGTATCCTTGAGTGGTCCCAGCGGCCCGCCGAGCACATCAACTTTGCCGACGCGCTCAAGGAGGCCGCGAACCATTACATGGATTACCTCGGCCTAGACGGCGACTTCTTCAAGGAGGACTTCAAGGTGGATAACCGCGACTTCCTCGTGCACGCGGGCAAGTTCGCACGGCGCCTAGATAAGGACGTCTTCGCCCGCCACTTCGCCAACTGGTGCCCGGTCATGAAGCACCACGACCAACCCTCCCCCGAGACCGTCGTCTGCTCCGATTGGCGCTACGTCAACGAGCTGCGCGTCTGTCAGGACATCCTGTGGGAAAAAGGCTGGAAGGTCCGCACCATCTACGTCGCCACCGCTGGGGTCGGCCCGGCTAATGACGAAGAGCTCGACAGCATCGCCGAGATACGCGCGTCCCACCTGTTCGACCAGGAGTATATCTTCAGGCCGTCCTCGCGTAACGCGATCATGACCGAAGGTC